ACGTAGCCCGGGTGCTCTCGCTGGAAGTCACATTCGCCATCCTCGACGAATTCGTACAGATCGACAAAGCCATCGTCGAAGCCCTCTCGGCACGTTGCGGGCGATACCCGCCAGCTGTCGACGGCGGGGCGACCAACTGGGGCATGTGGGGCTCGTCCAACCCGGGCAACGAGGACAGCTGGTGGTACAAGAAGCTGGAGGAGCCAGACGGCCTGCCGTCGAACTGGGTCTATTTCAAGCAGCCGAGCGGATTCGCGCCGGATGCCGAGAACCTCACTAATCTGCCGGGTCAGGCCAAGTATTACACCTCCCTCTCGGATGGGAAGTCAGACCACTGGGTAAAGCAGTTCATCGAGGTCGAGTGGGGCTTTTCCCTCGACGGCACCCCGGTGATGAAGACATTCAACCCGCAGTGGCACGTCAATAAGACACCGCTGAAGTTCAACCCCATGCTCCCACTGGTAGCCGGGTTTGACCCGGGACTTGGCGGCTCCGCACTCCTGTTCGGCCAGATGAATCTGCACGGGCAGCTGGTGGTCCTCTCCGAGCTGGTGCAGGAGGGTTACGGGGCCGACCGGCTGTGTAAAGAACGGCTCGGGCCGCACCTGCGCCTGCGCTACACGGACCTGCGGGAGTTCTTCATTTGTCCGGACCCGGCAGCGTTTGGTCGCAACTCAGGCGACGAGAAGACGGTGGTCGACCAGCTGAAGAAGAACAAGTACGTGGTCAAGACGCCGACGATGAACAACACGCTGGAAGATCGGATGAATGCTATTGAGTATTTCAGCACGCGCATCACCCCCGCCGGCCCGGCGCTGCTGATTGACCCCAGCTGCCGCACCCTCATACGTGCGCTGACCACCGGCTGTCGGTATAAACTGAAAAAGAACGAAGACACGGGTACTGAGCCGGAGAAGAACAAGTGGAGCCACCCGGCAGACGGGTTCGGGTACCTGTGCCGGTGGTTCGCCAATACCGACCCGCGCTTCTCGGCGGATAATCAGAAGCGTAAGTTCATACCTCCCCGGACCAGCGGGTCGGGGTATCATGCGCGGTAACTTCACTCCGATGACCAAGGTATTCCCATGTTTAATACCCAGATGACCACCACCCCTGTCGATGCAGCTCTGATGGACGCCACCCGTCAGCCGGACTTTGAAAAGCTGAAGGCCATCGGCGCACGGCTCGCCGGGCAGTTCATGAACTACGAGCGCGACCGCCGGCTCGCTGAGTTGCGCTGGGCGAAGAATGCACGCCAGTTTCTGGGCATCTACGACCCGGATGTGGAGCGTGAGCTGGTCAAGGGTCGGAGCAAGGCGTACCCGAAGCTGACTCGGGTCAAATGCGTATCCATGCTGTCCCGGATGATGAACCTGCTATTCCCGTCCAACGAGAAGAACTGGACGGTGACGGCAAGCCCGGTGCCGAATCTCAGCGAGGAAGACCTCCAGCTGGTACTCGACACTCTGCAGATCAGTGCAGACCCGAATGTGCCGCTCGAAGATAAGCTCATCGAGATGGCAGTTGTCGAGTTCGCCAAGGCTCGCAGCGAGAACTTGGAGCGTGAGATCGAAGACCAGCTTGCAGAGATCGGCGGCAGTCGTATGGTCGACTACGTCTCCCTGTGCCGCAAGGTGCTGATGAGCGGGATCATCTACGGCATGGGCGTCCTCAAGGGGCCGTTCATCCGCATGCAACAGCAGCGTACGTGGGAGCGTGACATCCAGACCGGCCAGATTCGCCCGGTGCTGACCAACGCCTTCCGCCCCCAGTATGACTTCGTCTCCCTGTGGGACTATTACCCGGACATGAGTGCCAAGTATCTGCACCAGATGGATGGCCAGTACCAGCGCATCGTCATGGCCCGGCATCAGGTCCGTGAGCTGGCGGATAAAGAAGGGTTCTTCGGCGATGTCATCAAGAAGTACCTGATCGACCACCCGAAGGGGAACTACAAGCGCCGCACGTATGAGTCCGAGATCAAGGCCATGGGTGTGCAGAACAACATCAACGACCAAGACGGTCGCAAGTATGAGATTCTGGTCTGGGATGGATATATTCCGGCACGCGACTTGGCGGCAGCCGGCGAGGACATCCCGGAAGACCAGATGGGTGACCAGATCGAAGCCATTGTGTGGCTGCTCGACGGTGAGGTCATCAAGGCCGACATGAACCCGTGGGTGCGCCTTGACGTGGACCAGAAGGTCAACACGTACCACCACTTCATCTTTGAAGAGGACGAATCGACCATCACCGGTAACGGCTTGCCGAACATCATGCGCGACAGCCAGATGGGCGTCGCCTCCTCCGCTCGGATGATCCTCGACAACTCGTCTGTCGTCTGCGGCCCGAACCTTGAGGTGAACCTAGACCTCGTCCGTATGGATCAGGACTTGACGAGCATCCACGCCTATAAGACGTGGTACCGCGAGGGCGTAGGTCCGGAAGCCAGCGTGCCGGCCATCCGCGAAATCAAGTTTGACAGCCACATCGACGAGCTCTTGAAGGTGGCCAACCTGTTCCGCGAGTTCGCCGACACTGAGACGTTCATCAACCCGGCCACGGGCGGCGACATGTCCAAGGGTCCGAGCGAGCCATTCCGCACTGCGACCGGTGCCTCCATGCTGAAGGGCGACCAAGCCTTGCCGTTCAAGGATGTGGTGCGCAACTTCGACCTGTTCACGCAGTCCGTCATCAGCTCACTCGTCGCATTCAACATGCAGTTCAATCCGAAGCGGACGATTCAGGGCGACCATCAGGTCATCCCGAAAGGCTCCACCAGCCTGATCGCCAAGGAGGTTCGCGGGATGACCTTGGACAATCTGGCGGCTACCCTGTCCCCGGACGACGCACGGTATATCAACCGATACGACCTGCTGCGCGAGCGTCTGGCGACCCGCGACATCGACTTGCTGTCTGGCATCGTCTGCGACAAGGACGAGGCCAAGCGCCGCGACGAGTCCGCCAGCCAAGCCCAGCAAGCCCAGCAGCAGCAGACCGCCGAACTTCTCCGCGCCGAAGTCCGGAAGATTCTGGCCGAGGCTACGAAGAATCTCACGCAGGCAGACAAGAACTCTGCCGCTGCCGACAAGACCCAGTCGGAGACGCTCATTGACACGCTCAACGCCGCGTTGGGCACTTTGGAAGGAGGAGTAGATGTCGGAAACGCTGAAGGCGACACTGGAAAGCCAGCGTCAGGAGCTGGAGAGGGCAAAGCAAGTCCTCCACAACAGCAAGGACGAGGCAACGGGCCAAGCCCTATACAGGTTGCTAACAATCCTGTTGGAGCGGTCACTGGCTAGATTGTTAACAACCACTGATCCGGCGGAGTTCAGGGCGATCCAAGCGGAAGCCCTGACCTGCCAGAAGATTATTGACATGCAACAGAAGCCGCTGATTACCCCACAACAAGGAGCCTAAAATGCCCCCGGAACAAAACGACGCCACTCAAACCACCACAACCACGCCGGACGAGTACGCAGATTTTTCCAGCGTGTTTGAATCCCTCACGGAGCCGAAAAATGACAGCCAAGATTCCCAGACCGATCCGACGGACAGTTCAGCAGTGTCTGAGGACGATGCTCAACAGCAAACTCAGCAAGCCGATGGCGCTGGTGATTCAGAAGAACCTGCTGCGTCGGGAGAAGACTCCGCTGCTGCGGATGGTGAAGGATCACAAGACGACCAAGGCGGTCAGTCTTCTGGCGGTGACCAAGGCGCTCAAGACGTAGACTGGCAGGCCCGTTTCGAGTCGCTGCAGTCCCAGTTCGACGCATTCAAAGCTGGTACGCAGCAGAGCCAGCCGCCGGCTACGCAAGACCCGACCCCGACCCCGCAGTCCGTATATTCGGCTGACGAGCAGGCTGAATTGGCAGATTTGCAAAAAGAATGGCCCGACTTGCATCGTTTATTTAGCCTGATGGCTAGACAACTGCAGGTTGACACGCTAAATTATGCCTTCAGTGAGGTCGGGAAAGTCATCCAGCCGTTGCAGGAGTCGGTAACAACCTACTCTACCAACGAGCACACGGCGGCAATTTACGATGCTCATACGGATTACGATGCGGTGTACCAGCCCTGCATGGAGTGGATTGAAAAACAACCCAGCTTCTTGAAGGCGGCATACCAAAACGTAGCCAAACAAGGGACTGCTGAAGAAGTCATCACGATGGTTCAGCAGTTCAAGGATGCGACGGGTTGGAAAGCCCCTGCAGCCGGGTCGAAAGAGATTGGGGGTTCCCGGTCATCGACTCCAGCCGCAGCGGCCTCTGCCCCGAAGCAAACGACCGGACTCTCCGAAGCGGCCAAGAAAGCGGCGAAGGCGATGGGTGCAGTCGGTACCAAGCGAGGTGGCCAAGCAGCGGCGCAAGACCCGAACGATTTCGATGGGGCTTGGGACGAGGCGACAGCAGCCTAATTTGATATTTACGAGGAGGCCACATGGCTCGTTCTGTAAAGATTCACGCCGAATTGCTGGATAGCAAGACCAAGGAAATCTTGGCTGCTATGCAGGAAGACTTGGCAAACCTGCGTGCCTCGTATGTCGCCCTGACGGCAAAGCTCGACCTTGATGCTACCGTTACCGACACGAACTACGCATCCCTGACCAATCCGCCCGCGTTGAAGACGCAGGCTTAACCGTCCCCCACTAAGGAGATTGTTCCATGTTGACCTACGGTGATATTTCCCCCCGTACCGCAGCCTACGTTGTCAAGCAACTGCTTGAGCGAGCTGCTCCGGTTATGCTGATCGAAAAGTTCGGTCAGACCTACCCGATCCCGACTAACAGCACCAAGTCCGCGAAGTGGCGTCGTTACTTCCTGTCCGGCTCTACTGGCTCCGCTGGTTCCGGTTCGGGCAACTTCTACGTCCCGCTGGCAATGACCCCGCTGGTTGAAGGCGTTACCCCGTCCGGCAACAAGCTGGCGAACGTCGACTACACCGTCACCCTGAACCAGTACGGCGACTACGTGACCATCACTGATGTGGTCATGGATACGCACGAAGATCAGGTGCTGCAGGAAGCCATCGACATCCTTGGTGAGCAAGCTGCCTACACCATCGAAACCATCCGCTACAACGTACTGAAGGCCGGCACCAACGTCTTCCGTCTGGGCGGCTCTGGCACGCTGGTTGGCGCACGTAACCTCGTTGCTGGCCCGATCACGCTGGGCGTTCAACGTTCCATCACGACCGCTCTGAACCGTCAGAACGCTCGCCGCTTCACTAAGGTTGTCGCTTCGACCCCGAGCTTCCGTACTGAGCCTATCGAGGCCGCGTACATCGGCTTGGTCCACCCGGACCTCGAAACTGACATCCGTCAGCTGCCGGGCTTCGTGCACACCAAGCAGTACGGCACGGTCACCCCGTGGGAATCGGAAATCGGCTCTGTCGAATCCGTCCGCTATCTGTCGTCCACCATCTTCACCCCGTGGGCTGACTCGGGCGCCGCAACCTCTGGCGGTACGACCTATCGCTCCACTGGTGGCACCTACTGGGACGTGTACCCGATCCTGTACCTCGCCCGCGATGCTTTCGGTATCGTGCCGCTCAAGGGTAAAGACTCCATCACCCCGATGGTCGTCAACCCGAAACCGGCCCCGGGCGACCCGCTGGGTCAGCGCGGCACCGTGGGTTGGAAGGCATGGCAGGCTGCTGTGATTCTGCAGGATGCGTTCATGATCCGCGCCGAAGTCTGCGCCACCGCCTAATGGCTAGGGGAGGGGTAACCCTCCCCATTTTGAACGAACAGGAGATTTGACATGGGTATCGCTACCTCTTCCGTCGCTCGTAACGAGCAAGTCACCAGCCGCGCCATTCAGTATTTCACGACTGACGGCACTGCAGCTGCCGACACTGTTTTCAACTTCGGCTTCGTGCCGAACCACGTGCGTTTCGTCAACCTGACGGATCGTATCGAGGATGAGTGGTTCTCCGGCATGGCCGCTGACTCCGCCCTGCACACGGTTGCCGCTGGCACCCGCACGCTGGCTGCGTCCGGTGGTCTGACTGTCTACGCCGACGCCACCGTCAGCAACAACAAGGGCGACATCAAGGTTCCCGCCGCTCTGATGGTTGCCAGCAAGTCCTTCGTCATCGTCGCTGAAATGGCCTGATAGCGACTGACTAATTCAAAGGGGAGCCTTGTGCTCCCCTTTTTCGCATCGGGAGAACAACATGGGCGAATACGTACTGAAGATCGAGAAGCTGGAGAACGGCTTCGAGGTCGAGATCATGGACGCCAAGATCAAGGCCGAGAACGACAAGCCATCCAAGAAGGGGCAGATGAAGCCCTATGTGTCACCTTGGAAGTCATACGCTTTCACAACAGGCAAAGAAGCAGTAGCATTTGTGCAGAAGCACATTGCTTCGCTACCCAAGTCGTCGGAAGACGAATTCAATGACGCCGCAGTTGAGGCATTTAAGGACTAATCATGACTGAACCTACCCTCCCGCTCGAAGACACCTCAGACGAAGAATCTCAAGGTCTGGAGCCTGTTGTGCCCGCAGAAGCCCCTGCCATCAAGCCAGCTAAGGCAAAGAAATCGGCCAAGGCATCTGAGGATAAGCCTGTAGAAATTATCTCCAGCGAGCAGAATAAGCGTGTACGCATCATCCTTGAGGAGAACGATAACATCCCGCCGACCGGCCTGTTCATCGGCGTCAACGGTCGCTCTTTCCTTATCCGTCCGGGCGAGGAAGTGTCTGTACCAGCGGATGTAGTCGAGGCGCTGAACGATGCTGTCGAAGACATCCCCAAGCTGGACTCGATGAATAACGTGGTAGACTATCGCAAGAAGATGCGCTTCCCGTATCGAATTCTTGGTTAAAGGTGATGTATGCGCGTGTTTGGAGATGTCCTGCAGTTTTTGCGCAGTGATGTTCTGAGGGACACCGAGGAACCTTATCTGTGGTCAGACGATACACTCTGCGAGTGTATCGCTCAGGCCCACGATGAGTTCTCCGAGCGCACGCTTTGTATTCGAGACTCGTCGTCTATCGCGGCGAGTATCGAACTGCAGGAGGGCGTAAGTGAATACCCCCTGCATCCCACCGTTTTGTCAGTAATGTCAGTCAAGCTGGACGGGGATACATTCAATCTTGTCCGCTCGGGTAATCCGGGCATCGACGGTTACACCCCAACCCCCGAGAATGTTGAGTGGCTTGAGTCCCTCAACGCAGGCATCCAGAATCCCGGTAGACCCCGCGCATTCTCCACGGATGACGCTGCAGACGGTGTGGAGCAATCCATTGTGCTGCGATTCGACCGAACTCCGTCCGCAGACGAGGAGGGTCTTAAC